CACCGAGACGCCCCTACTACTAATAAAAAAATCTACATATATACCAGATATGTCTAATGACGGCGGTGGTGCCGCATTAGCCATAGTTGGATTAGTTGCAGCCGTTGCGAGTTCAGGTGTAGCTGCATTTTTCGTAACACAGCAGAAAGATGATGAACAGCCAGCAAAAAAAACACAGACAGAAGAAGATGTTGTGGTTATTACACCAGATGAAATCATCCCATCGAATTGTGAAGGTGATACGAAGACTATGAAAAAGGGGTGTCACAACACAGAGACGGGGGAAGTGTACGATGGCACCCCTGGTAAGTGTGGTCAAGGGAAAGAATTGTGGGTTCCTGACCCAGAAGCTCCAGGATACAAAGCAGCCTTTGGTGATGGTACGTGTGAAGGTGAACTTCGCGATTGTTCGGTGGATTGCCCCGCTCCGTGTTCGGGTGGTCAATGGGAACCTGACCCAGATGACTACTGTAAAGTAATCACATATGACGACTCAAACCCTCCACAGAAAATTACAAAACACCTCGATGGCGTCAATGCGTGTGGTACTGGTGTGATAAGTACAATTCTTAATGAAAGTCGAGGAAACTTTGTTGAAGCCAAAGGATTGGGTGGGTGTGAGAAGGAGCGCATAGGTGCTTGTACGGTGGAATGTCCACCCGGGATGCCAGAGACTGATGGGTGTGCGTACTATGCAAATAGGCAACTCAGTGCGAATGGGTGTATGAAAGTCGACGCCAATGGGAACGCTCTGGAATATAAACCAGACAAGTCCAATAATGTGGAGTGTGGTGAATCTGGGAAACAGGAATACTTTTATTTACCCGTCAAAGCCTCTGGGTGTAACAAACTTTCTAGTTGGGAACCCTGCTCCGGTCCCCCGTGTCCTATAGATTGTGTTGGAAAATGGAGACAAGAATCTCCTTCAAATCCCGAGGGGTGGGAACCGTGTACAGGAAACTGTGGCCAACAACCCCAAAAGAAAAGACAGTATCACATATCAAATATTGCTCAACACGGAGGGAAGGCGTGTCCTTATAGTGACGAATTTAAACAAACTACAAATTGTGGAAGCATTACCCCGTGTACAGTGCCATGCGAAGGGTCATGGAGTGAATGGTCGACGACATGCCCGACATGTGACACATCGGCGACGTCTGACAGTAGGTCCAGAACGTGGAATACGAGTAGCACTTTACCCACTGGATACGTATACTCACCAGCGTGTCCAACGCCAAGTACAGAAACGGAGTACTGTCCGGCGACCTCACCATGTTGTGAAGTTGGGCCATGGCAAGATGGAACATGTAGGAGTGATGGATATATGACAAAGACAAGAACTCTCACCGAGAATAAACCAGGGGCGTGTGGAACGTATGACTCTGAGACAGAAGTGAGATGCTGTTACCAAGCAGGAGATTGGGAGACCGATGGACAAGTCTGTGGTCATTACCAAGCTGGTAAAATGAAATACAAGCAAACCGTGGCTGGTAATTGCGAACCTGGTACGGACACAAAGTATGAAGATTGTCAAAACTGTGTACAAAAGGGTCAGATTGGCGATAGAACGTATTGTGTTAGAACTTCCGCTAACTATAAAAGCCTTCCTAAAAAAGTACACCCAACTCGCAGAGTTACTATTACTCCAGCTAGTGGTGGCGGAATAGCGTGTGAACCAGAATATACGTCTTCTGGAGGCCCTTCATATACTGCTACAGAACCAGACAATCAGATGTGTACTGCACAAGAAGGAAGTCAACTTCGGAATGCATATAATGCAGGGTATCCAGATGTATCATGGAGTGATTGTGGTAGCCTGTACTGCTTCAATGAAATGTATAGGCGAAACAATTAATTAAAAACAACCCCCATTTGTTATATAAATGTCGTACAAGCACAACTACCTCAAGAACCTCTTCCTTTCGGAAAGCTATGCGAATGCGTTGTTCCAGCTCGTGATGGAGCGCAACGCCGCGGAAGAGCCCACGTTTTCTGATAAAATCCTCCGTCGTCTCTGGAAGAAAAAGGAACCGGAAGTTGACCACGACATCAATGACATCGTCGCGACTATTGAATACGGCGAATGGGACCTCGGCATAAACACAGACCGACGAGTGTGTGTGTACACATCGGAATCAAAGGATTTTGAAAAAAAGTATGGAGACTTCCACAGTGAACAAGGTATTACGTTCTGTTCGGAAGATGACCCCGAGGAAATCGTCATCACACAAAACTTTGGACCTGAGGAGATGACCCTGTGCGTTGATGTGTGTCCCCATCTCGGTGAAGAGTATCCGCACGTCCTCAGAGACCTTGAGCGTAAAATCCCCGATGACGACGAAGACTACAGGTACGTCCTTCTCGTCGATGAGTGCACGGTTGAATCGTGTGAATGGGAAGACCTCGTAGAAATCTTCGAGCAGCACGACATCACCCTCTGCTCGTTTAAGGAATTGATGCAATAATTAGATTGAGAATATGCACATACGCTGGAATCACACATGTTTCCTCTGTTCACATCCCATAGATTTTCACGTGTCCCCTGAAACCGGCTACGAATGGCTGGCGTACTATCACTACAGATTCATATACAACCCCGTTCCATTGTTTATGAATCGTATGTACCTCAAATACATTGGCAAAAAGATGCGTCGCGTGTGTACCCACTGTTTCATCACCTACCGACCTATACCATTTAAAGTCCTTCGTGACCGGGAGATTGGAAAGGCACGGGTGCGTCACCTCCCCCCTTTAAGTATGACGCGTAATGAAATTAAGGAATGGCTCGAGGAAATGCCCAAATTTTTTTATCCATAATACACAATTTCAATGTACAAAATCTTAATAAACTTTGAAAAAAAATGAAAAATTCCCCCCCAGTGAGCAGAGACACACGTAAAATCAAGACATCGTCATGGAGGAGACTATTCAAAAACTCACGCACATAGAACACATACTTAAGAGACCAGACAGCTATGTGGGACCAGTGGAACAGAATAGGGAACAATACTGGGTTCTTGAAGGTGATGCGTTCGTGAAAAAGTGTGTACAGTACAGTCCCGCGTTGTTGAAGATTTTTGATGAAATCTTGGTGAACGCCATAGACAGAAACTCGTTATTTCCAAAATTGGTGACAAACATCTTGGTCGATATAGATAGGGAGACTGGTGCCATCACGGTGTCAAACAACGGCCCTCTCGGTGGCATCGCCGTGCGTGAACACCCCACGGAGGGATGCTGGAACCCAGAGCTCACTTTTGGACACCTGTTGACGAGTACAAACTATGACGACACACAGAAAAGAATCGTGGGTGGTCGCAATGGCTACGGAGCAAAGTTGGCAAACATCTATTCTTCCAAGTTTGAGATTACAATAAAGGATGGTGAAAACAAGATGGTGTATACTCAAAGTTGGACTGATAACATGACAAAGTGCAACCCACCAAAGATGAAAAAGTTTCAAGGTGCGACATCTGTGGTGAGCATCACCTTTATTCCAGATTGGAAACGCTTTGGTATGAAGGGGATGACTGATGACATCTATGAAATTTTTCAAAAACGGGTGTGGGATTCAAACATTTGTACGAGCCCCAACTGTAAAGTAAAATTCCAAGGTGAACCTTTACCAAAGATGTCTTTTGAAAAGTATGCAAAAATGTATACACAGACGACAACCATCGCCAGCGTCACCACCGACCGATGGTCTGTGTGCATCGCCCCATCACAAGATGGTTTTGAACAAGTCTCTTTTGTCAACGGCATCTCCACGACGAAAGGTGGTACCCACGTGGACCACGTCGCACAACAGGTGGCGGCATCAATCATAGATGAAGTCTCAAAAAAAATTCAACTCAAACCTCAACAAGTCAAAAATACCTTCTTCATCTTTGTCAAAGCCACCCTTGAAAATCCAAGTTTCTCTTCACAGGTGAAATCAGAGTGTACCTCCAAAGTTGCAGACTTTGGTAGCCGCTTTGAAGCACCAAAGACTTTCGTGAAAGCAGCTTTACGGTCTGGTATTCAAGAAGAGTTGACGACACTTTCCAAATACAAAGAAATGCAGCAGCTGAAAAAGACAGACGCCGGTACAAAGAAATCAAAAATCTCAGGTATCCCCAAACTCGATGATGCAAACAAAGCTGGCACTGCACAATCTCACAAATGTACGCTGATTGTAACTGAAGGTGATTCAGCGAAGACTTTGGCGGTTGCAGGACTTTCTGTTGTTGGTCGGGATTACTACGGTGTGTTCCCTCTTCGTGGAAAATGTAAAAATGTCCGAGATGCATCTGTGAAAACACTCACTGAAAATAAAGAGTTTAGTGACCTCAAGAAAATTCTTGGATTGCAGCAAGGTAAAAACTACGAGGACACCAAAGACCTTCGCTATGGACGCCTTCTCATCATGACTGATGCCGACCACGATGGGTCTCACATCAAAGGACTTCTTCTGAACATGTTTCACTTTTTCTGGCCATCACTGTTGCATATCAATTTCGTGGAGAGCATGGTGACACCAATCATCAAAGCAACAAAGGGGAAACAAACTTTAAGTTTTTACACCGACCATGCTTTCAAGATTTGGTACAAGGATAACATGTATGGAAACTGGAAAATAAAATATTACAAAGGTTTGGGGACGTCAACATCTCAAGAAGCTCGTGAATATTTTAAAAATATTGAAAAACTTGTGGTGAAATTTGATGTAGACACCATGACTGATGAATCCATGGTTCTCGCCTTTGACAAGAAAAAAGCAGATGACAGAAAAACATGGCTCTTGGACACATCTTTGAAAGATACCACTCAACTTGAAATCCCCTATGGAAACATCGCACGTCTCGGTATCAGCGATTTTGTTCACAAAGACCTCGTGAACTTTTCTATGGCTGACCTCAAACGTTCTATCGCACACGTGTCCGATGGTCTCAAACCATCTCAAAGAAAAGTCCTCTTTGCATGCTTTCACAAAAACCTCAAAGAGGAGATGAAAGTCGCCCAACTCGCCGCCTACGTCGCTGATAAGAGCGCCTACCACCACGGTGAAGTCTCTCTGGCCGATACCATCGTCAAGTTGGCAAACGACTATGTGGGTTCAAATAACATGAACATGCTCGTTCCTTGTGGTCAATTTGGTACTCGTCTGATGGGTGGTAAAGATGCGTCTCAGACTCGCTACATTTTCACCAAACTGGCACCAGAGGCTCGGAAAATGTTTCATGCCCTCGACGAACCCGTCCTCAAGTACATGGAAGACGATGGTCGTACGATTGAACCAGAGTACTACGTTCCAGTGATTCCCATGGTGTTGGTAAATGGTACGGAAGGTATTGGCACAGGATTCAGTTCCTATGTTCCACCGTTTAACCCCACTGACATTGTGAAAAACCTTGAACGCGCGATTCGCGGAATGTCTCTCGTAGAGATGACTCCCTATTTTCGCGGATTTAAAGGAACCATCACAAAAGATGGGACATCATGGGTCGCCGATGGTGTGTGGAAACATGGATACAAATCTTTGACAGTCACTGAACTCCCACCTGGACGATGGACCCAGGATTTCAAAGAACATCTTGATGACTTGGTTGAGAAAAAAATAATTCAAAACTATACAAATAATTCAACCATTGAAGATGTTTATTTTGAAATCAATGGATACAATGGTGACGATGTCATCAAAGATTTCAAACTGAGAAAAACCATTCACACAACAAACA